AGTCAGCATATCCACGTTCAGTACTCTTTGCAGCATCTGCTGTACTTACTTGCGCCTTTTTGATATAACGGCCGGCCATACCTTTTGAGATCTCGGCAAATGTTTTAACGCCCTCGTTGGTTTTTTTAACTGGTGCATCTTTTGACATAGAACCAGTCTTAACTACACCAGAGTTTTTAATTCTATTGATTAGTTTTAGATTTGCTGACTCTTCTTTAGATTCGATATCCAGAGTTTTAGGATAATTCTTATCACCGGGCTTAAGCTTTGGTTTACCAGCTTTACGACGAGCATGCATATTGGCCCATAGACCTGGCTTCTTGCCCTCTTTGACATCGTCTTTTTTATCTGCTTGACGTTTAGTTGTTGGAACCATACGAGTAACAAGCTTGCCATCAACATTAACTAGTTCAGGTTTTTTGTCTGCACTCTTAACTTTAACATCTTCATTCGTTTCAGGCTTGTCATGCGTGTATCCCATTTTTTTCATACGAAGATGATCGGCTTCCTTTTCGGCTTTATAAGCTTTTCCAGTCTTAGGATCGTACATCATGTGAGGCTCAAATGATTCTTTCTTAGGCATACGTGCTGCAAGATCAGCCGTTGATACACTTTTCTTTCCAGCTTCACGTTCTTTTCCTTGACGTTTCTTGGCCATCGCAGTGGCCTTTTGAACGTCAGCAATTGTTAGCTCGCTAACATCTTCTTTTTTGTTTGCGCGTTCTTTATCCATCATTGCTCTGATTTTAGAAAGTTTATCTTTATCATCTGATGTGATTTTTGGTCTTTTTGTAAAAGCAGTTTGTCCATCAGGAATAGTAGCTTCGTTCGTTGCATTGCAATCACAGCAATCAGCGTCTGCATCACACTTACATTCACCACCATCATTACATGAGCATCCATGTTCTTCAGCAATATCTTCTGAACGGCACGGTGCTTTCTTGGCTTCTTTTGCTAAATTAGATTTTAGTTTTTCCATTGCCACTTCTGCAGCAAGTTCGTGAAATGACTTCATGTTCGTATGCCTTTGTTTTTACGTAGCATATTTTGTCTGCGCGCTGCATCTAAAATACGATCGTGTTTTTTCTTATCTTTTTCTTTTTCTTTTGCTATCATATCGGCAGCCTGAGACTTATCCTTTTGAATAGTATCTCTAGCTGATGCCATAGGATCAGTCTCTTCGTTTGGAGTTAATTTTTTAGCTTTTTTGGTGGACTCATCTGTTCCCCAATCAGGCTTATCGGCGTACATACTTTTTCTATTGTCTTCTGCGATAGGCTCAACGGCATCAATCCATTTGCGGAGCTTCTTATCACCACATTCAATGATTAAATAGTTAGATCCTATTAAAACAATCTTACCAATTTCTTCTGATTCTTTAACTACAACAGTATCACCAAGTTCAAATAGTGTGCCTGTGACAAACTCTTCTCTGCGATCTGATACTTTATTAAGTTGAACATGATGCTGAAAAGTTGTATTTTCTTTAAGACCCAGTCCACCACGAACTGAATTAAATAATTTGCGTGAATCGGTGTTCGTAATTTTATCGCCAAGTCCTTGACTAAATGCAACAAAATTATTTTGTACAGCTTCTTTTATTGCCTTTGAACTATCGACAGTAATATTGCCTGCCGACACTATACTAATGCCATTCTCAAAATTATAAAAACCGTGAGATCCTTTTTTACCATTACCGGCATTCAGTCTAGCATTATATTCATTTACTCGATCTTTAGTAGAAACCATTACTACATTCTTGTAACCCTGGTCATACAGTTTAGTTAATACATGCTTCGGGGTTTTACATTTCTTATCTACTATAATAGATCGAGCATGTCTTGGAAACATTTTCCTTGCATATTTTATTTTATCTGAATATGATAGCGGATTTTTCTCACCATCAGCACTATGTGACAGGTACACCATATATGAACCTTTACCGGCAGTTTTCGCTAACTTATCTAAAAGCTTTCCATCATTAATATGCGGCGGATTCATAGTAGCAAATACAAAATATGCTACCCGTTCCTCTTCAACAAGATACTGTGTAAACCTACTAATCATTATTATTTCCTATGGGCCCGGGCTCGAACAGTTGGCATTAGCTTTTTAGCCATCCTATTTACTCTTGGCTTCATCTTTGCTACTCGTTTCTCAAGCTCTGCCTTTTTGGCCGGAGTCAACTTATCTTTAGAAACGCCTTTTGTCAATTTTTTATATATGTCACGCATAGCCTGCTTTTTAGCACGCTTCTTAATCCGCTCAGGATTAGCAACACGGTTCATAGCCCTTTTACGGCTTATAGCAAGTTTGTTTTTATTTTTTCGCATATCCATGCCACGCTTACGTCGTGTTTGCATGTTCAATGCTTCTGCCTCTAGTTCAACGGCTTCTTCGTCGTAGGTCTTACGTTTTTTCGCATTGGATTTTTCTTGATCGGTTGCGCCTGGCATCAGGTCAACAGAAAGAAAATCTTTAAACTTTAAATTCTTAGGCATGCATCTATCCCGGGGTTATTCCATTTAATTAATAAAAAATTGCCGTGCAATTGTCACAACATCACTACCAGTTATGTTATATTTATATCAATTATCTCTACCATATTTACAAACTATGCACTTTCTACCTTTATAAATGCGGAGCTATCATCAGTTTTTGATCCAGCTATGTTAATAGCATGCGATACAAATTCATTTTGTTGCGTTTTACTGTTACACGCCATCGCATGTAGTATATATGTAGCACTTAGGTTCGCGTGAATGCTATCATGAGTAGCTTCTGAAACACTTACTTGAAAGCCTCCATACTTAACATCAGAATGGATTTTCTTAACCATGTTCCAAAACATCTTTATTTGTCTTTTATTGCCTTTGTATATGTCTCTAGCTTCGGCTCTAATTCTCATATTGTCCGGAATACTTACACCAAGAAACTTATCTGCTGCGGACCTGATTTGGGTCAACCCAACTTTACCACCGCGAGCGCCTTTACCTGAAAGTTCCATGTTGATAGCAGCAAATGGGTCAGCACAACGGACAGACATTTTCTTGGTTCTGTCATAGAATATAAACCCACCTTTAGAAGACCAAACGTCTGGGTTTCTTTCCGAAGTTTTAAGTGTTATTTTATTTAGTGAATGAGTTTCAGGAATGTTTGTTGCTATGTTGTACTCAGAGCCTTTGGCCTTTAGTTCTAACTTAGCAATCTGTTTAAGAGAAACTGCAATACAGTCTCCGGCCAAAAAGGCATTCTTAATTTGTATGTTTAATGTTCTTACACTATCATTACTTAGGTGCTTTGGATTAAATGCATTTTTTATTGCCCATATATCTCCGGGATTCCATTTATCGTCATTCAACGGTTTTCTATTCTCAGACTTAAATGCTCTTTGCTTAGCAACATATATCTGAGTAACTTCTTTTGATTTATGATGGAATATATGCTGATTAGTTATATAACCTTTCTTTATGAGAAAGGCCGCAGTGGTATATGCTGAGAAGTGCCACTGCGGCGCAGAAGCAATCATTCTATTATATGGTACGTTGACCTTAATTTTTCTTTTATATTTTGCAAGAGTCTCTGTCGTAAAGTGAGCAAAGTTTTTATCTGTACCCTCTTGTACCATCGCCGCCAGATATAAGCAGTGTAAAGATTCTACAATATCCGTTATAAATCCTTGGGCGTTGCCTCTACCATATCCACCAAAAACTGCTGACTTACCTATGTCAGTCGATATGATCTTGCCATTATCTTCGGTTATGAGTGTAAATGTTTTTTGATTATCGTCGTTACTGTATTCATCAAGTATATCAGTATTTTCACGCGTGTTTTTAATATACACGTCTTTGCCTTCCCAATCAGAAATTGGATCACCATCCACGATAATATGCTTTAAAATTTTTAAACGCGAATCACTAGTGCCAGTTCGGTTCTTTAACCAATCGGCCCTTGCCATTCTTATGAACATATACATTTCCTAGCGTTATATTGTACCACTATTTATAATAAAAAAAGACCCGCACAGAGGCGGGCCTAGTTAGGAGAAAAATCTTATAATATATTAGGAAGCGGAGCGCTCATAAATATAAGCGTCAACGCTATCAGAAAGACTCAATGGCAAAAACGTATTATATTTGCCGACGCGTTTTGTGCTACCGTCGCTTGAGCGCCCTTTGCATGAAACATAAAATTTCTTTCCAGAAATAGTGTTCATGGTTTTAACTGATTTTTTAATTTCGTCAAGGCGAGACATCTCGGCCTTACTAGAGAGAGTGTACGTACCAACATAATTTTGTGATACGCGAGTAGTTTCAGTTTTAGTTGCCATTAAATGGTCTCCTAGGTTTAGCTCCACCCCCGTGGTGAAGCTGTCAATATAAGTATTATACGATAAAATGAGCTGGATGTAAACAGCTCATTTATGTTACTAGAACTTACCGAGAAACTTTCCTATGTGACTAACAAACGGTAGTAACATGATTGCCATCATTAGATTCATTCCTGTATGCGCCATTGCAATTCGTAGCGTATCGCCTTTTGGCATTCCATCAGATACAAAGAAGCCGGCTAACCAGATCGTGCCGGTTGTTCCGATGTTTGCTCCTAGCACACACGCAATAGCAGCTGGCAACGGCAACGCTCCTGAAGCAACTAATGCAATGATCGCAGTAGTTGATAATGATGACGATTGCCATAAGAGAGTCATGAATATTCCGCCGATAAACATGTATATAGGATTACCTAAAAAGAATTGCAAATGATCCATGTTACCCATCGACTTCATACCTCCTGAGAAAGTTTTAAGTCCGATGTAAAAAATTACTAGTCCGACTAATGCCGTGACTACAGGATTACCTAGATCCATTTTCTTTACCTTCTTCCAAAGTTTTTTATTTGACATGATTTAGGCAGCAGTGGCATACGCCACTGCTTTCTCTGCTGCTTTCACTTTAGCCAGCTGGTTATAACCAAACCACTGATTATGCAAGCGGTTTTCAGCATTACGACCTTGAAGATGGTCAGTGTAGTAAGTTACACTGTTGAATGCTTGCCACCATGTACCAGGAGCGTACTGGGCGCCTGGCTGAACTTCAAGAGCATCATAACACATCTTTGCAGCTTTGCTAAGATCTTCGTATTTAGCAACTGGCGCCCGGTCTTGTGTTGAGCGTGAAGTTGATGGAAAGACTTCGTTGTAATACTGAATAAGATTTTCAGCAGTTGCACCACGAGATCCGATGAACTGAGCCATTTCTTTATAGACCTGAAATTTCTCATGAGCGAGACCAAGAGTTTCTTTTACAGTGTCTGCATTAAACTCTGTACGGTGTCCAACTTTAGTCGAACGCTTAGCATCTTGATTTAGACTCATTGTCAGAGTGTTATTGCAGACAACACGAATTGGTGTGAAACGTACGTCAATAGCTTTACCATACTGATGTGGATTACTAAAGAGAAGGAAAGACTCTACAGTGTCATCACCAAATACATCAAATGACTCTTTAACTTTTGCAAGTGCCCAAACATTTGTTCCACCTTTGAGTGAACCAGCAGTGTGCATTTCCATATCACCTGAAGCAACAAACTCAGAGAAGAATTCAAAAGCTTTATCATTCTGACAAGGTTTCCAATTAGCACCTACATTTGTGAGAATTTTTCCGTCAGTAGATCGAACAAGAGATTTTTGGCCAGTCGGAACTTTTTGGCCGTTAAACTCAACAAACGATTCAACTTCTTCTACTGACCAATCAAGTCCAGCTTTTTTCTGCATTTGTGCAGGAGTCAGATCGTTACTAACTTCAACACCGAGACCATGCCAAGGTAGTGCACCAGCGTAGGCCATTGTTTCAACTTCATGTGACATAATATATTCCTCTTTGCTACATTGTTTATAAGATTATATTACTATGATACGATTAAGATGTACACAGCTAAATTCAAATTAAGTGAATTAAATTTTCTTTAGCTTCAGTCAGTGATGCAACTTTCTTTTCTAACTCAAACAGATAAGACATTGTCCATTCGGTATCACTATTCAACTTTAATGTTGCATCTTCTAACTCAGTCTCAAGATCTTCATATGTCGCTACATGCTCTGTGTATGTATTTGAAGGCATGCCAAGAGCTTCAAGACGCTCTCTAATCATGCGACTAATATACAGTGGGTGAGTATGTGGCTGAACATCAATATCCAAAGTAAAATACTCAGGCTTTTGGGTTTTCATCATATATGTCTTAATATTCATCATTGTACCTCTCTATGTTATAAACACAGTATTCTATTGAGAAGAAGTTGTACACCATTTATTTGCATCTTCTGGAGAATTAATTTCAATGCCATTAAACTCACACGGGAAAACTCCAATATCGTAACCGTTCTTCAACCATCTCAATTGTTCTAATTCCTCAATACGTTCTTCTTTATAGCTACTTAAATTACGATACATTCCTAAAGCATTACGTCTATAACCATAGATGCCTAAGTGCCAATCGCCATATCCTGTCATGCCTCGTCCAAACCACAAACATTTATCTGCAGCTCTTACAAGCTTTACAGTATTAGGATCATTCTGGCGTTCTTCGGGCATTGCCGTACACATAGTAGTAACCGAATAATGCGCTAGATGGCGTGCACATTCGTCAATCATCTCTTCTGTGACGTCAGGCATATCTCCCTGCACATTAATAAATTTACTATATTCGTTAAAAAAAGAATTTGTAATTGCATCAGCGCATCTTTCAGTACCATTGGCGTATTCTATTTCAGGTTCTATCCAACAGCTATGTGCATCAAATAATTCGAATATGCGCATATCATCTGTAAGAACATATGTGTCGTATCCTGTTGCAAGGCATTTTTCGTACACGGTTTCAATCATGGTTTTATTGCCTAGTTTAGTAAGCGGTTTACCTGGAAATCGCGTGCTAGCATATCTAGCCGGTATTAAAATTGCTGTTTTAGTAGTCATGTCATTTCCTTTACATTATTACCGCCACAATAAATGTAGCATATAGAGCAACCAACACCTTTAGACAAATCTGCATAAAAGTTTAACCACTCGGTAGATTGTGTAATGTCTTCTACACTTTTTATAGTATCTAATTTAAATTTTTCTTGTACAAGGTGCTTCATATCACTTTCAAATAAGTCAGGTCTATCTGCCCAACAACAAGGCAAAATATATCCACGAGCTGTGTGGCCTAATTGGTGATCTTCATTAAGACATTTTGGGGATACTGTTTTCATAATCTCTTGCTATAAAGTTTTTAGTTGGTTTATATGGATCATCTTGTTTGAACCGACTTGATATAATTTGTTGAAAATTTACTCCAAGCGATTCTGCTATCCTCCTACAATCGTCAACGTGATCTTCATTATACTTAAAGATAATCATCCTCCAACTAGTGTCTAGTCCCATCTGAGCACATAGTTTCATGGCCTCAAATAGTTCATGTCCTTTTTGATTAACTCTATATATGCTGCTTTCTTCAGGGTATCCATCTAGTCCAAATATCCAACGAGCATCAGGATTTGAGTCAAAAGCTTTCTTGTACCACGATAACTTTTTGCCTGTTGCTGCGTTATGTACCTCACATGATATATCTCTTGTATAGTTTATTTTTAGAAAGTCTATAAACCATTTGTTCATAACTGGATCTGATATATTACCACAAAAGTTGATATGATCAAAATACGATACGATTTTTTCATATTCTTCTATAGTCATATCATAACCAGGAACACGATAGCCTCTATGAGTGTACCACTTACGTGTACATCTTGGACAAGCTAGCGTGCACTTATTACTAATATCTAAATTAATAGCGGGAATGATGAGCACTCACTATATCAGATACTACCTTTTCAAAGTCTTTTAGATACACCATATTTGGCCCATCACTCGGAGCATTGTCAGGATCAGGATGCACTTCTAAAAAGAAATTACTGACTCCCAAAGCAGAGGCAGCACGAGAAAGGCCTGGAACATAATCACGATTACCACCAGACGATTTGCCGTTTCCCCCAGGTTTCTGACATGAGTGCGTTGCATCAAATACGATCGGTACATCATAATTATCAAGCATGTACTGAATGCCATTAAAATCGACCACAAGATTGTTATATCCAAAGCTAGTTCCTCTCTCTGTTATCCACACTTCTTTTGCGTCCTGGGTTTTACTTAAAATACCTTCGACATCCCACGGTGCAAGGAATTGACCCTTTTTAATATTAATAATTTTATCTGTAGCGCATGCTGCTTTAATAAGATCTGTTTGTCTACATAAAAATGCTGGAATTTGTAATATATCTACTGAGTCATTAAACTCTCTGGATATACGCTTCGCCTGAACGTAATCATGCACATCCGTTAATGTATCACACCCAACCATAGACTTAATAACACTAAGACAATCCATAGTATAACTCATGCCCATACCACGAGTGCCATCAACATTAGTACGATTTGCTTTATCGTAACTAGCCTTAAAGATATATTCTATTCCAAGTTTACTACACACTTCGGCACAATGCTCTGCAATCTTAAATGACATTGAAAGATTTTCGTGTTGACATGGTCCTGCAATAATTCTCATTTAAACTTTCCCCTATCCACAATTGGTATAGTCGACACACCTTCAATAACACTGCCATCGCCACAATGGTCTGTTGTTTTTACATGTTTGGTCATAATATCATCAGCAGCAATGTAGTAAGTAATGACTTCTTGCCTTACCACTTTACCATTAAAATTATCCACTTTTTATTATTCCTTGATCATATGTTAGCACTAACATTTTATACATAGTTGCATAATTAAATGGAGGTTCTAATGTGTTCGCCGTTTATGCGTAAAGAAGCCAACCGTTATTTTTGGTTGGTTAAAGGTCACCTGATTCCTAAGGTTGAATCTGACGAAATTGTAGAAGGCTATTATAATAGTTATTTCAAACGTCTGTGGAATAACGAATCCCAATGCTTAGATGCATATGAGGAAGGATTCGAAGCTGCCTACAAAATTCGCGAAGCCGAGGTTATTAGTGACGAGCTGGACAATGTTGCAGTCTTAGGATACGATTAACATCCATAGGCCTATAACTAACAAAACTGACATAGTGTTCGACAAAAGGTTGATCATATAATTTTTCATGCTTTTCTCACATTTACATTTAACGTTTCCATATAAAAGTAACACAAATCAAAAGACTTGTACACGCTTATTTTCATATTATTAAAAATATATATAACGTTATGCATAATGAAAAATATAAGCTATTCATACCAGATAATATAGATCAGGCTAAAATCTTAGATTATGGTTGTGGTAACGGAAACCTAATAGATTGGGGAAAAATAAGGAAAGAACAATATACAGGATTTGAGATAGAAAAATCCGCACATGAATATTGTACATACACCTATCCTGACTTCAATTTCATATATCAAGATATATACAGCCCAGTTTACAATAAGAACGGAAAGCAGGATTTCCCGGAGTTAACTGAAAAGTATGATGTGATTTTTGCGTACAGCGTATTCACGCATACAACATACGAATACTTTTTGCAATGTATGAATATATTTAAAAGCCATTTAAATGAAGGTGGTTATATATTATGTTCCATGATTTTATTTGACAATTATCGTATGCTTAAATACTTTAAACATAAGCGAATCCAGTCGTATGGATCTTGTGATGATATAACACCAATGAATGTCGGATATTTGTACAATAATAAGTATGATAAACCATTAGAATCGTATAGCGAATTTGTTTCTATATATGATAGATCATTTCTATCCTTACATGGTGATATGATCACAACATCTATGAATCAAGATATATTGAGAATAGGATTATAAATATGTACAGAAGAATATTAGCGTACATACGGTTTCGTTATTTTATGAAGAAGGATCATTTTGTTTATGAAGAAGATCGTGATACTAGGAACAAGCCATAGCACTATACGGTATTCGCCAAGTTTGACCACGACTCTACAAACCGTAGCAGAGGTTGAGAATCTAGCAGCTTACGGCCACGGCATTGATACATACTTTCCTAGAGTAATGAGTCAGGCTGGTGCGGGCATTTTTATTATAGAAGCACCACATCATACTCGCTATACTGAATTTATGAATGAAGGTGCTTATGTCAAAGGCGCGTATAGTACACCAGAATTTTGGACAAGTAAACAGTATATGAAGCATTTGGCTTTTTATTCTAAAACTGTTTTATTAGAAACAAATGATTATGATGAAGCATTACGATCAAGTAGAAATGATTTAAAGGCATTACAGCGAGTAAAGCTTTTAGCTAACCAGCAACTTGAATTAGAGGACAACATCATAAAATGTTGTATGTTAGACGGGTTTTTAAAGAACAGAGGACATAAAGTTCTTTGGTGGACAGCAAATAATAAGTTGCTACATACGTATAATTATCCATTTAACCTTATATTAGATAAGCCACTATTTGATAACTTCGAAGATAAAAAACTATTTTCTGACGGTTATCATTTGGACGATCAACATTTTCAACCGTATGTTGAAAACCATTTTTTAAAAGAGGTACACAATGAAACAGCAGACATATACTATCCGATTTAATAGAACATTTGATACTGCACTAGATGCTATCAGAACAGTCGGTTCAGCTATTCATCAAGATTTGCGTGACTATATCGAAGAAGGTTTAATTGCCGGAGAAATTACTGATGAATCACTCACGATAAATGAAGGTGGAAATGAAGTTTCTGTGGTTAGAAACTGGGAAGATGCATCCCATGCCGAATTTATTGCACTTTCTACTTATAGTGGAATGACCGCAGCAATCGAGGCGGCAACCACCGTGGATTCTTTAGTATCATATACTTTTGCTGATGCATGAGACTGGGAAGATTAAACGCCTCACTAATACTCGATGAGGTACAGGAATATATGAATGTAGACAAGCATGTGCTTTTGCAAAAAAGTATAGATCCTGTTTATAACATACCATATACAAATTCTTTGTTTGAAAAATACCAGATGTATTCTAGTCGAATAATGTGCCTAAGCCCAAAGACTTGTTATACAGTACACACAGACCAAACTCCGCGTATCCATTTTCCTATTATTACTGATAAAAGATGCCTGTTTATCTTAGAAGATCATGCGTTTTACATGGAAAAGGGATGGGCTCATTATGTAGATACCACTAAATCGCACAGCGCTTTGAATGGCACTATGGATTTATTCAGATATCATATTGTAGGAAAGACTAATGAAATACTTTGACGTTGATACTTCGGTACGAGAAGACGATAAAAAATGGTTAATTGACATTGGCAATAATATCTCAGAACCGGCATGGACAATTAGACCATACAAATTAAATGAAGAAGAGATGAATAGGATTTCATATATATGGAAAGACCTACCAGTGCCTTCATATGCTGCAGTGATTATGGTACCAGCTAACACAATATGTAAAACACATGTGGATGATAAGGCAGAAGCAAACGGAGTTCGTCAAAGAATTACAGCAATTAATATTCCGCTGGCAGTCCATCCAACTTCTACATTCCAATACATGGAGGGCGAGCCTGGCCGATATAATGTAGTTGATAGCATAGATTTGGTGTCAGCTAAATGCTGGAGGGTTGACATTCCACATAGAGTGAATAATGAATTTAGCCCATTTAATAGAGTTGTGTTGAGCTTATCTTATACGGAGACTATTGATGAAATACATAAGAGAATTAAAACATCTTAACTATAGCAAGGCAAAATGTGAAGAGTTTATAAAAAATGCTAATCTAGATTATAAAGCACTTGAGAAAACTAAGCAGTGGCACAATAACGTAGATGCCACCCCTCATTTAATAGGACACTTTGGATCTATTACAGAACATCTAAAAGATGTGGTTTTAATCTTAAGCTTATTCCCAGGAAAGCAAATTAATATTCATGCTGATGGTGCTGGTACAAAACTCGATAACACATATAATGTTAGTATCAATATACCTGTAAAAAATTGTACGCCACAAACCAAAACTGTATTTTGGGATTTTCCTGATGAGCGTGAAATTAAATATATTCACCATGAAAAATTAGGAACACGCCAAATCATCGATAAGGATCAATTGGAGCGTAAGTTCGAATACGTATTTGATGATACTGCTGTACTGTTTAGGAATGAATATCCACACAGTGTAGAAAATGAAAGTGCCGATCTGAGGCTTATGTTGTCTTGGAGATTTAAACCAGAATACTCGTGGGATCAGGCTCAGGAATTATGTGAGCGTCATTTCCTGACATAACGTAATGAGCAGATATTTTCCATTTTGAATACTCTTCCATTGACCGTTTGTAAACATCATCGTATAAATCCTTACCGGTTATTTGCAACAAAGACTTTTTAACTAAATGCTTCTGTCGGTGAGAGCACACAATAGTATAGTTTTCTTTTACAAAATCGTATATTTCTGAATCTAGTTGGTTTAAGCTATGCCAATGCCCGTGTAATATATGATTTTGCCCAAACACAATATCTTTTACATTGTAATCATTCTTTCCTAAATACTCAGGCTTATGTAGAACACCGTGCGCAGGTAGCTTACTATGTTCTTTTGCCATATAATCAACTAGTGCTTTAGAAGCTGTTCTTGGAAAACTGATTACTGCTATATTAGAAATTGTGTTCTCCATAATAATCTTTTTCCTTCAAAGGCCGAGCGCTTATGGATCATCTTTAAGTTGTCCCATAACAATATATCATTATCTTCCCAATGATGGATGTAAGAGTTTTCTTCAATCCACTCTCGTATAGGCTCAACATTATATTCGTTGTTTCGCATAGTTGCTAGGCTGCAATACAGAATCTTTTCACCAGTAATATGGTGTTCTATATTAAATTTACGCGTTATCTTTTGCTTGTTAAGAATCCGCAATTGCTTTTCTGTAAAACATTGTCCATGTAAATGTGTAGGAGGATAGTATTCTCCTTCGGCGTCTTGATACATATATCTAAGAGAATCTGGTGCCTTAGACATATCACAGAACCATGTAGGAGATCTCTGAGCATTGTTCACATTATAAAGTATAGTTCCAAAGTAATTGCCTCTACCATAACTCCAATCATGATGCCAATCTACTTCGCCATCACCAAACAAACCAACATCACTTAACTCTTGAACTGTTCGACCTTCGTTTAAAACATGTTTGTCAGTAACCAAGGGTTTACCAAGACTTTTAGTAATTGCTTCAAACTGTTCTAAGTTAAGAGGCTTCGGACATGAGACTTTCACAAGTCCATTCTTCAACAAACTCTGCCTTAGGTCGTAGGCAGATTCCAGCTCTCCATAATTCACGGTCTCCAACATATGCATCCCTCTTATGTAAACTATGATGTTGGTCACTTAGTACAATATCATATGCATCCCACGTATGTGTAGAAGTATATTGTAAAGTATGTGATTTTAACATATAGTATAAATCGTGTTGTTCTTTATGATCTAATCCGGTAAATCCTCGGATTACACTCCAAGGAAAGTACAGCCCTTCTTTTCCATTGATAGGATGCTTTGTTACAAGGTCCTTACGTGGGGTCTGTTTTTCAAAACTTGTCTTTCCATCAATGTCGCGAAACTCCATCATAGTTTGCTCATCACTAAATACATTTTTGTAATGCATTTTTTCTAATTTCATTGTAGCATTATATGTCACTACTTTAGATTTTAATTTGCGGCAAAGATCTTTTGTCTCGTCATCTAAATCTTGCCAGGCACTTTGATGATCAGTAAAGTGGGTGTCTCCGCCAGATTCTGCAGGCTGATTCATATACATTGCCACAATATCATCATGGCCGGTTCTATTCATACCAGCGCTATGCCACTCAAGCTCACCATCATCTTTGCCAGCAAATAATCCATTCTGCCTTACTCTAACCAACTCACCGGTTGCTATAGTTCCGGTAACCTTATCATTTTGTTTTACTACATTACCAAGTTCTTTATAAAAGGCAATAAGCTTTTCTGGTGAAACCGGATTTTTATTTTTTATGACAACCGTACGATGCTCGCCAACAAGCTGTCTAATACTAGAAGCATTGACTTCATCAATATTATTTACGACATGCATATTTCTTTCTCCATAATAAATTCGTTACTGTTTAGCGGAGTCCACATGAGATGTTGATAAACTGACAAACCATCGCTTCTCCATGCAATGTATTTATCGTCTGTTACGTGCCAACTTTGTGGCAAGAATTTCTTATAATGAAGAAAGGCCTGAGTCTTAGTTTCGCGACTCATAAAGGCGCAATCAAAATCTAGTATCTTGGCTATATCTAATTGTTGTTGAATCATATCTAAAGTGGTTTGAGATACTTTTCTTTTTTCATTTTCAAATCGTGCATCAGGCGTTTTGTAAAATCTATTAAGAATTCGACAATTGTTTTCCCATATTGAACGATATGAAATAGAAGAAAATCCATTTTCGAACAAAGAAATTGCAACCCAGTCTTCAGTATGTAAATTTTTATATCCATAGTTTTGTTTTAGTCTACCGTCAGGTATTTTTGATACCATCTGTTTAACGGCATCTAATGCAGTACTAAATTTTGGATCAGTTCTAATAACCGTATTCATGTTTTTTAACGTGCTCAAAAAATGGTGCAATAGTAAAATCTTCAGTAAGTCTTCCACGATTCGGATTGTCGTGGTCAATAACTCCATCGTCATCAGTCTGCCAATCGATCAGTCGAATAAGGATTGTGCCGGCCTTTGATTTATATTTAAACATATATGAAGTTAAAGCTTCACCCGATTGTGGTCCAGCCTTCACTACTCCGGCAGATGTTTGAGACATATCAGATCTATTAACGCCAAGTTGACTTATACACAGATCAATTAATTCATCCATATCGTAAGAAGAATTCTCCATGTACCGACCAATGGCTCCAACGGATTTCATCCTAAGAACCGGAGTTATTCTATTGTACGGAGTTGTTGTATCGAAGTTGATACCATTTGCTATAGCTCTTTCGGCAAATAGCTCTATCTGTCTACCTAGCGTATGCTCATTGACGCCTTTAGCAATGATTGTACCAGTATTAATGGGTAATCGTTCAGCAAATATATTATCTAATGCTCTAACCTTAACAGTAGCCCAATTACCATTGTCAAGTTCTTTATAGGTTGCATTATTATCAGCGCCATTCATACTGTGAAGCAATAGGCGAAGCCCTGAATCCTTTAGCTTCTTAACATATGATCTATTAGCAAGCTTTAATCCGTTCGTCGTGACGCTAGGTCTATGGCCAAGTTCTTTTACTTTAGTAATAATTTCTGGTAAGTCTGTGCGCATAGTTGGTTCTGCACCAATTAAACGAATATATGTTCTTTCTGGAAGTCTCGATAAAAAATCATATAATCGATCTTTATCTAAGTCAGGCACATCCCTGTTTGGAATATAGCAGTTAGCACATTCCATATTACACCTGTGGGTTAGATCTACCACAATATTAGTAAACGTGTTTTCTTCAGGTGTTAATTCAAAATAATTCATACTTTACCTTAATAAAAAGCCGGGCTAACCATGGCCCGGCACGGATCTATTAAGCGATCAACCTAACCATACTAATATCTATAACATTAGAATGAGAAGCTTAGGCCCATAGAAATTTCTCCACGAGTACCGTCTTCAATATCATACGATGTTTTGGCGTATGCTTCTAAAGAGTTCATCAACATCATTGATGCTTCAAGATCCAAAATAATATCATCAAATGCATTGTTTGCTACGAATTCATCATCATATAGTTCTAAGTCAGTAGACATTGTAAAATCAATGTCTCTACCAAGAGCGAGTGTATAACCAACCTCAGGGGTAAGTGTAACGTTCATGTTTTCTGCGTCATATGTGTATTCAGAAACGATTTCACCACCAGCCGAAAAGCCCATGCCAAGATCAGCCGCAGATACAGCAGTAGTTGTTAGAAGAAGTGCGACAGAAGTGGCAACAAAATTTTTCATGTTAGTTCCTTAAGTTTGTAAAAAAATATGTGCCACTTTTCTGTTGCTAAGCAAGTGGCCAGCTCCCTGTGATTATGCGGCTAGCGCAAATCCAGAAGGTGCAAAGTTATTGTTTGCAGTTAGTAGTTTTGACCAATAACGCAGTCATCCGGTAAACTCCACTTTCATCTTCACACCTGTCGATCCTATTTCAGCCCCATCAAATTTACTCTACAAAGTAAATTATCAGTTTTTACTCTACAGAGTAAATTTGGTGGAGCTGCTGGGTACCGCCCCCAGGTCCAGAATGTGTCCACGTTGCTTCAACGTTTACGATTTATTTATTTAAACTATCTAGATGTTCTGGGTATTTTTGTACAATGTTCTTGGTTTGTAATATTATAATCACACTATTCAAACCAGAGTAGGAATTCCATACTTCCTGTAATCTTGTATAATACAAACATCAACATACAAAACCATATAAACCAAAACAAACCAAACCCTAAAGTTCGATATACCTTTTCCATTGGAAGATATTTTTCAAATAAGGTTTGAATGTCCCATACATATCTAAATTGTATGAACCAACAAAACCATCTTACATATTTGTTTGGCGTATTCTCTGGTGTTATCTTAGTCATAACGCTTCATCTTCACTATCATGGATATATAATTGGATAAGCGCATAATGGAGCACTTTCATTAAATCTTTTCTGGCATCAGTACGTGTACCTTTTTTACCATAACGATTAGAGTATTTGTCAACATTGCCCATACAGAAACCAGTTCCGTGACCACGTTCAATAATAACTTCAGTTGATTGAAACTTGCTTTGTGAGTAATGTCCAGAATATGTTTTATCAATATACTCTTGGAACTCGGTAATAAGTTCACCCTCTCTAAATTTGTAATCAATGTTTTGTTTACTCAATTTCATTATTTACTTCCCTTTGCTCTATAAAATATGTGGCTGCCAATACGAGCAACACGATCCAAAGTAGGAGCCCAATATGGTTTCACATATGATGCATGATAATGAGTAGAGCCTTCTGTTACTCCACGATATTTACTATGTATTATCATGTCACTAGCAAACTTCATTGCTCTATCCCAAGCTTCTGTATCTTTAGGATTATCTGACTTGCCATCACAATACCATGAAAATTGGCACTTGTTTTTTGCTGGCTTACCATTAACTAATACAGAATCATAAACTACTTCGCATACACTATTAGGATAGTCATTAGACGCAACTCTATTTAAAACAACATCTGAAACTGACATTGCATCTGCAAGAGATACCGAACGTGTTTCAAAATATATGTTTGTTGCCATACACTGAATCTGCTCCTGACGTAGTGCATTGGCTACGCTCGCACTGATATCTATTTGAACTTGTTGCTTTTTAGCAATATCTTCTTGTATTGCCAAAGTACCGCCGATTGCTATTCCTGATAGGAACATGGCGTTAAATGCTATACTAGCTACTGTTATAAATTTCATACTTCTGCCTCATTATTTTTTTATATTATAATTATCATATATTATAATGAGGCAGAAGTAAACACTAAACTGGAAATATTTTACTAATAACTTTAGCAATCTCATGTGCCAACAGAATATGTTCTAACTGAGTCCCATCAGCCTGACGAAGCTCAAGATAATGAATCCAGCTACGAATAGTGCCATTAACATATAGTCGAGATATGGTATTACCTTCAGGCAGTACAACACGAGCCTGTTCTTTAGCAATACCATTATCAATAGCCCACTGGTAAGCCAATTTTGCTTCATGAATAATTTGCTCTTGCTTAGCAATCCAAGTTTTTTTAAGTAATTCATCGTCCGTTTTAATTGAATTCTGCCTATTAGCATTGTCTTGAAGCCTAGCTTCCCTCAGTACGAAAGTATTAGCCATATCATTAGGATTAGCATAACGCTGAGAAAACTCTTGAAAGGAAAAGGAGCGATGCCTGAGGAATTGTCGGGCAATGTCTCTTGTTGTTTCGACTTCAAGCGTGGCTGAGCACATTTCAAATGGGGACCAGTGCTTGTGCCGTTTAAGGTAGGCAAGTAATTTGGGGGCTGTTTCGGAGTTAACTTGGGCCGATGGATTGGAGACACGGGCGCAATACGCGATGATGTCTTCAGTGGTATCGAGGCCGATGTGGTGTTCTGTAGATTGAGTGTAACCAATTAACCTAACCTTCATTTGTACGTTCCATTCTATTTATCTAAATTTTAAAGTCTTTAAAACGTTCGTTGATTTCGCTCTTATCAAACGTCGGCGTATCATCGGTCAATGTCTGTTCTGATTCATCGACGTCAAACAGTCTCATCTTAGCTCTATCTAGGCCTACAACAAAACGTTTCTTAATACCAATATCGTTGTATCTATTCTTTAATTGCTTAACCATCATTTGACCTGATTGCTCAAGCTCTTCGGTTGATATAAGAGCAAACATTAGATCTGCTGTTGCGGGTAATCCAAAAGACTCGGACGTATCTTCAAGCCCAACATCTGAGTTACCATAACCACTACGAGTCGTCTGCGTTGCAGAGATGATCGGTACGTCGAACTCGACAGCAAGTCCACGTAATTCCTCAGCGATTGCTTTAATAAGATTATACGAATTGATAGATCCTCCCATGCCCTTCATACGAGATGATGCACAAATATTAAGATAGTCGATACAGATAATATCAGGGACAAATTGCTTCTTAAGTTTTAACTCACTCAACAAAGCCCTGAAGTGTCCAGCGTGAGCCGAACCAGTAGGATATTCTTTCACAATGAGTTTACCACCAGTGCTACGTTTGATCTTAGCCACCTTTTCAGTAAACATATCCTTAGTCATCTTATCAAGTTGATCGATCGGAACATTTAACAAGTTAGCGTCAATACGCTCAGCAATACGTTCTTCACTCATCTCCATAGTGAGATATAGTACATTCTTTCCCTGTGATAATGCCGCTGCACTTACGTGGCACATGAACAATGATTTACCAACGCCGGTTCCGGCAAGAGCAATATTCAATGTTTTATTTGGCAAGCCGCCTTTAGTAATTGTGTTGAATGATTCAAGGTCAAATGGCACTCGTTCTTCAGCTAGGTTATAAAAATCAAATCTTTTTGCTGCGTCATCAAGATAATCGTGACCAATGTTAGGATCAAAGGATATAGACAGAGCTTTTGTTAGAACATCAGGAATAGCATTCTTCGTAAGAGTTTCATGTTTACCATCAATAATATGAATGGAGTCCATAATAGCATTATGAATTGCTCTGTCTTGGCACCACTTCTCTGTAGTATCAATAAGCCATTCGTTATCAGTCTGTTCAGCCTTAAAGATCTCCGGCATGATTTCAATAGCATGCCGGTATTGCTCATCAGAAAACGTATCTGCTTGATCAATTTCAATCTTAAATGTTTCGGCCGAAGGCAGCCTATTATATTTTGCTACGTATTTACCAACTTCTTTATAGAGTTGACGATATACACCTTCAAAATATTCAGGCTTAACGAACGGTAGAACCTTACGCATAAACGGCTCGTTCACAAGCAGATTACGTAGGATAGTTTGTTCAATGTTTATATTCAAAGAAGTCCCTCATCTCTCATTTTAGCACGAATCTTAGTGGCAGAAATATTATGAATATCTTCGCCAAGATCGTGCTCTGTGAATGTATAACCTACACCACGTCCATAACTAATATCTACAATGTTCGGTACTTCCATTATAACATAATCTATATTAACTGTATACCCTTGATTTGACAAGGCAGTAATTATTTGTTGAGAGACAAAAGTAAAATCAAATGGATTATCAACTTGCTCGTTTGTCCTACCTCCACCAGCATCCTGACCAACAATTCCACCTACATCACGGATCATAATAGCAACTTGTCCAGTTAGGTTATGTGCCTTACGAAACAATTCTGTATGGCCTTTATGCCAAGGCTGCCAACGTCCTAACATTTGAGTTGTAGGCGCTTTCCAATCGAACATGCTTTATTCTCCTTTGTTTTTTATGTCAATATGCCTATGAATAGCATCAACTAGTTTTTCATCCGTGTCATCAAACCACTTAGAAACGTGGTAGTTAACATCCTTCTGAGGTGGACTCTGAAACATCTTGTTAGTATCATTGAATCGACCTTCTTTGATTGTATCCATCCATACAGTATAGTCAGCATCAAAAATAGCTCTAGTAACTTCAGTCGGACAGACAAAATCACATATAACCGTACGATCGTGATACTTTTCATGGTTAGCAATAGATGCCATTCGATGTGCTTGGCGATATCTGGCAGCTTCGGAAAACTCCCAGTCATTAGCCATCTCACGAACTTTATCGGCATTGAACCATGCGCAATCTAATCTTTTTTGCAACCTTTCTGCCAACCAAGTTTTGCCAGAACCTGGTAATCCCATAATTAAAATTTTCATTTATTCCTCATGTTTTATCTGTTAATTGCACTTCGCCCTTACTAATACCCATTTCAATAATATCGTGTAGGATCTCACCACACCAGACTTGCAATGCCTGATTGTCAGGCGATAAGTCAGGATCAGGTGATTCAACTACAGTAAAATTAAAATGAATAGCCTCATCTTTACCATCGATGCTCAGATTACCAAAAGACAAAACTGTCTCTGGAAATGGTCCGGTCAGGCATCTAACGTGCCAAGCCTGCTCATTATTATTTTGTGCGGGGATCAACTCATAGTCGAGCCCCTCAGAAACCTTATTTACATTAATCATTGAACTAGTTCATCCATATCAATATCCGATTTATATCCGATTGTATATTGTTTCTTAACAAACTCTTTAAAGTCCGTACCATCAAAGATAGGATCCCAGAATTCTTTATTAAGGGTTGCAGACTCTCTAACTTTATTTTCGCTAACTTCGCCTGTATTCCGATCGACATGTGCATACCAACCATTCGAAGGTTTTGTAACATATCCACCAGCAAGGGCTACTTCAAGCAGCCCGCTATAAGTTTCTACGCCACCTTCCCATGATACTGTAATTGGGATCTTAGATTTTTCTTTAACAAATCGAGATTTTTCGATGTTGATAACAAAATCATAACCTGCAATTTCTGTACCTTTCTTATTTTGGCGGCGGCCAAGAATCCAAATATTATTTGCTGAATAGTAAATACCTGTACCACCAGAAACAATAGCCTTTGGATACAAACCAATCTCTTGATATGTGTGATTGATAGCAAGTAATACAATGTTTTTCATAGCAAGATAAGGCGTTGTCATTCGGAACAAACCTTTTAGCGCTTTAGCACGAGACATATCAGCAACTGATTTCTCGTTAATTGTGTCTTCCATTTCTTTCTTAGAAGCCAAATTACCGATAGAGTCGATAACAACAATGACATTATCTTTAGTATCAAGTGCTTCAAGCTGCGCAATCAAATCGAATTTTAATTCTTCGACATTGGTGATTGGAGTATGAAGGACACGACTTGTATCAATACCAAATTGTTCAAAGTATGCCTCAGGAGAACCAAACTCTGAATCATAGAATAACATCACAGCATCGCTATGTTTTTTCATATAAGCGGCGGCCATAAGTAAAGCAAACGAGGTTTTAAAGTGTTTTGATGGCCCGGCAAGAACTGTCAAACCAGGATTTAATCCACCGTCAATAGAACCCGACAAAGCAACGTTTATCATAGGGACAGATGTTGATGTCATATCTTTATCATTAAAGAACTTACTTTCAGATAACACCTCAGTATGTTTTAGCTTAGAGTTTTTCTTTAGTTTATCCATTACACTCATGCGTGTCTCCTCAATAATATGATTTATACCAGGATACAAATTCACTTATCCCAGCTTCAACAGTGGTTTTAGGCTTATAGCCTAGGGTTTTTATCTTAGTAATATCAGCTAAAGTATTTTGCACATCAGCCGGATGCATAGGTGCCATAATCTTTTCAGCTTTAATTCCTAAGTTGTCTTCAATAAGTTCAATAAACCGTAAAAGTTGTGTAGACTTGCCGGATCCAATATTGTATATATCGTGAACATTATTAACTATCGTCTCATCTATTAGCAATAGTATACCATTTATGATGTCTTGTACATAAGTAAAATCTCGCGTCATGTCTCCATGATTATTAACTGTAATAGGTTTACCATTCATAATATTATCTACAAATGTATATAGTGCCATGTCAGGTCTACCATAAGGTCCGTACACAGTGAAAAATCTAAATCCCGTGGATGAAGTCAATTTGCTATGTTTAAACTGACACTCATTAACATACTTGCTCCAAGCGTATGGATTACTTAAATGTTGGAACGGGGCATCCTCAGTAAAGTTTTGTCCGCCATATACAGAAGAAGACGAAGCATAGACAACTGGCGTATCAGATTCTTCGGCCAGCTTAATCACTTCTGCGGTTGCGATAACATTATTGTCAATGTACAACTGTGGATTGTCTAAAGAATATCTTACTCCGGCATAAGCGGCCAAGTGTACTATAAGATCAGCACTATGAGCATTTTTTATAAGACCAATATACTTTACATCTTGTACATCAACTCTAATCTGACGTTGATTCAAAATATTTGTTCTATCAGCTTTCAGTTCAGGATCGTAGTAATCGTTATAATCATCCATTCCAGATACATCATGGCCTAGAGCCTGTAGATCTCTAGCTAAGTGATATCCGATAAATCCGGCAATTCCTGTTATGAATACTTTCATCGTTCATTCACATGTGCTATTTCGCCAGTCATATTATACTGGATATTTTGTTCTTTTTCACGATCATCTTTATCGTACACAGATCTGTATTCGTTATTGCGTTTCATAACATATTCCAACATACCGGCCTGAGTTGTAAAGTTAATAAAGGCCGACACATCTTTAGGGAAGCATGCACCACCAAAACCACGTTTGCCATCAAAACCAGGAACACGAGTATGGGAATCACCAATTCTAGGATCTGTTCCAATCGCATTGGCAATCTTGCCATAGTTTCCGCCAAACTCTTTTACTGCATCATAGAATTCATTAAAGAAAGTAAGCTTAGCTGCCAAGAAGGCATTTATTCCGTACTTTACAAAACTAGCATCCGTCGCTGACATGTGATATGTGGGGCATGGTTTGCATATACTATATTCTTTGTAGTAGCGCTCTAACGTTTCTGTGGTGGTCTTATCCCCACCTAGAATCTGTATGAATGGATTAACGATATCTTCGTTTGCATTCCGCTCTGTTAAAAATTCTGGATTATAAACTATCCTCTTAGAAGAAGACCCAGATACAAGTGCTTTAACCTCGTCTGGCGGAACGGTAGATTTAATTACAATTATGCCACTCATGCGATGTTTTATTTCATCTAAAACGGACTTCAATATTGAAGTGTCGCATTTACCATCTTTACCCATAGGGGTTGGAAGACATACGAATGTGAGATTTGCATTTAACGAAACGTCTTTTAAATGCACTCCTATCTTAGGATCTATGATTTGTTTTTCTACGCCATCCTGGAATGCATAGTCAACTGCTTTGCCTACAAAACCGTGGCCAATGATTGTAATTTTTAACATGATTTTATTATACCATAAATTGGTCAAGTTGTAAACCTATTACCGGAGGTTTACCTTGCCTTTGTTCCCACCCAGACGTCCATCCAGATGCATTTGATAGTGTTGATGGAATATGATCAAACGTCCCATTACCTCGTGGAACATAGTTTTGCCCAAATCTCACAAAATCACACATAACATCTTCAAGATCTTTTGGCTTACCGTTGGTTCGTTCTCTCAGTAGATCCATGAAGTCGTCATCTTTCCAGCCTTTAGATAATTTCTTCATGCATCGTACCGCGTTGTTTCCTAAATATGTATGAGAATCCACATCAGCGTGTTCAGGAAAATAGTCAGAGCAATCCATAGAGAAAGCAGCGTACTGAAAATTAAATTTACGATGACCTGCTTTTTTATTATGCTCATTTAGGTGATCTACAATTTCTTTATGACCTCTTTTTTTTAAGAGAAGAAAATCTGTAAATCTATTAATAACTTCTGGCAATTCATTTACCATAAAGTCAACATTACTAACTCCCTTCTTAGGAGCTGGAGGTTGATTGCCGATAGACGTAAACAACGGTTTTCCAGAGGCTTTAGTCTCCACCAAATCCTCTGCCATATCTTTAATGTCTCTATGCTTACCCCAATGTTGAATTACATTATTACGATAGCCATGATCATTTTCAAACGAAGCTCCTGACCCAGTAATACGATGGCAAAGAAATGTATATAACCACGTTTCAATAGACCAACTAATATCATCGTTTGATGCCGAGATCTTACGTCTATCTTCTTTCTGCCATCTCCACTTAGGAGTTTTAGATCCGAACCTCAGATCTTGTAATACATTTGAGAAGCCTGCAGCGTTTCTTGTTTTACAATCATAGATGTCAATCTTTTGTAAGAGAGGGTCGTTAACGATTTTATTTGCTTCCGGTCCTTCATAATCTAGCGGTCCCCAGTTTACATTGTCTTGTAGCCATCCTGCTTTTGGATAGTAATAGTTTACGAGAACATCAATTGCTTCTTCGTTAAGCCACATTTTTTTCCCAATCTCTATACGAATCAATAGTTTCTGGCAAATTAAGATTTTGTAGTACTGGTTCTTTACCTACATTCCAAAACAGAATATCTCTACCAGTATTCTTAGGAATATATTTCCAAGCTTTACCGTCATAAGTATCTATTGTAGGGAATGGTGGCAGGTTCTCTTTCTTTTCGGCCGAATGAAATCCTAATGGTTCTGACACGGCTTCGGCTATTCCAAGTTCACCGGCTTTCATATTGCGAGATACACAAACAGAAGTGAATTTAGTATTAGGCCAAGCTATTTGAAGCCCCCGTGTGAGCACACCCGTGGAAGTGGCAATGTATACTTCTTCTGGTGCCGTTATATTTGAAGCTACCTTTACTATTCCAGCTGTTACCATTTCATGCTTAAGACCTAGAGGAATGAAGAAAACATTTTTTCTTTCGTCTGACCACTTCTTCGCAATAAGGTTTAAATTTGGCATTGCAGCTATTCGATGAAAGCTAGTTTTAGCTCCTCGCTCAATACAACAGGCTTGATGATCTGAGATTCGTTTTGAAGACGGCATAAAAAGCATGACGTCTTTGTCGTGCCGTTTAGCCACATCAAGAATACTAACACCAGCAAGGCCGCTACGAGGTTGAACATAAGCGATAGTATCAATGTGATCGGGTAGACTACTAATAAGACAATCACCACCACGAACTTTAGAGCCAACCAAAAAATCATCACGAATAACACGAACGCCATCATGTTCAGTAATAACGGGTTCTCCATATGGATCCTCCCAATTCTTCGCAAGGTCTAAATAGTATTCCTTTGGATCTCCATAAAATGGATTAATGTCACGGTTTATTCCGTCTACTACGTGATTATTATGCGCCAAAGGGAGATACTCCCCAGTCATTACGCCTATAGTATGGTGGAGCTATGTGGAAACTAGAACCATGCTCCATGTAAGTTGTTGCATATTTCTCGGCATCCATAGTATACCATTCCTTTGGTGGCATAATAACCTTGCCCTTTGATTCAGTATGTAGCATATCGATGAACTCGTTTGTAAGATTCCACCTGTCTTTCCAGGATCCATAAAATGGAGTTTTCTTATAAAAGCCGGACTTAGGAATACGTCGACCTTCAAATTCTACCGGAACAGGAGCAGTGAACCATACATCATCTGCTAATTCGTTGGCTTGTCTTACATACTCTTTAATTGTATATTTTAAGGATACTTCGGGATGACGGAGAATATGATGTCTGATATCAATAGATCCCATACAAAATGTAATCTTACCAACAGACTCTGTAATTTCTTTTTGTATCCCTTTATGTACAGTTCCATATAGGGTCTTACCATCAGTGCGATACACGCGGTCTCCAGCGCCACTAAACGCTATCGTATGTGAATCTCCAAAGATAATAGAGTCAGTCTTGAGATCCTTTTGTTTCAGTGACGGGATACTCTTTATCCGATGTGATACGGCATCGCACCATGTTTCTGTAATACCTTCGTATGTAGTAGGAGCCTCAAGCCTTTTCTTTAGCATAGATCCATAGTCTGGCATATCCCAATCCAAAGATACAATATTCGGACATGACATTACAAGATTAATCTTATTAAAGACCTCTTTGTTTGCTCCTCCGAAAAGATTTAGTGTTCCACCAAAGTTTGCACCATGTTCTATGTACACGATGTCAGACTTCCTTATATGAGGACTGCACTTGTGATCTATAGATGCTTTTAGCTGGTCTCTCCATAATTGAGACCAGCCATGAACATGAGACTTCTCATTCTTTGGTATGTTTGATATTGGATTGGTTATTACATTCATTTCACAAACTCATATTTTACGCCAGCTTCGTCAAACATTTGTGCGGATAACATCCAAGAATCTTTCCATCTAGGATTGCTAAATTGTGGAAGTTCCATAACTACACGCTTGACACCAACCTGAACAATACCCTTTGCACATTCAGAACAGCATGGCAATCCAGTTACATATAACACGGATCCTTCAAGAGATACACCACTAAATGCGGCGTTGAATATAGCATTCATTTCAGCGTGGACAATAAACTTGTATTTTTGATCTCTAGTATTTAATCGCTCTTCGGTATCGTCTACGCCACGAGCAAATCCGTTAAATCCCTGTGATAACACTTGTCCCTTATCACCAACAGCTACTGCACCAACTTTACTCGATGGATCCTTAGACCATGACGCAACTACGCTTGCTAGTTCTAAGTAACGCTTATCCCATTTACTTGACAAGATCAAAGTGCTTTTCATACACGTGAAGATTTTGTACTTGCCACATAATATCACCAGTATCAACATTTAAATCTTGTGCAAGTGTATTAAGAACAAATTGCTGCCATGCATAATCATTCTTATATCCATAGACAACATCATTAGATCTCATCTGAACAACACAACTTAGTTTCTCATCACGAATATAATAAGTTACGGCATTGGTACAGATAAAATCATTCTTACCATTTTCTTGAAATTCAACTTGGATTGATGGGCGTTGGTAGATCATAGTAGCACGACGGCTATCTGGATTATTTTCAAGTTCGATTAACGCACTTTCATATTGGCGGAAGTACTTGTCAGCATATATGAGATAGCCATAATTAGAATTGATCTCACCATGGTCGTTGGCTGTGTATTGCCAAGCCTTTGGTGGTTCTTTACCTGACTCTAATACGTCGCCATATATGTCATTGATATTAGTGGATAGGCCTAAGTACCAATCAATTTCTTTACGTACATATTCTTCATTAACAGTGCCAAAGATAGAAGGCTCGGTAGCAATAAAGCTAGCGCCAATCATTTCTATTGTTTTAGCGCCGGTCTTGTCTATAGTAAAACGCTTATTAGCTAGTTCATTAATAAAAATGCTGCGAATATCAGTTACTGTCAGTTCGTGCATGTTCTGCCTCCATCACACGTTTACGTAGATCGCTAGTGCTAAATCTATGGTCACGCTTGTTAAAATATATTTGAATGCCACGTTTGCGACATTCATCACGGCCAGTAAATTCTTTATCTTTATATTCGACGCCAAGAATGCGTACGTCTATATGATACATATTGATTATATCAAGTAAATCATCTTCTGTACAATAAATAATTACTTCATCTACATATTCAATAGCATTTAATTGTGCCTGACGCTCTACTATAGACTGGACTGGTGGGTTCTTTTTTTTCCTATCAATACTTGGATCAACCTGTAATCCACATATTAGATAGTCACACTGTGTCCTGGCTTCACGTAGCATAGAAATATGTCCGGCATGAAGCAAGTCAAATGTCGATGCCGTGAAACCAATAATCATGACGCTGCTGCTTTAATTTTTTGAATATTAGAAGCCAACTTAATATTGAACTGATTATCGTTTTGACTGATTGTAAGACCTTCGGTCAAAGCCCTACTGAAGCTGGCACCCATAGAAGTATTTCGTTTTAATTTGTAACAAGCAACATCAGTAGAATATCCACCTGATAATCCTACAGTTTTAGCTACACACTTATACATAGACAAATTTACATACAGGTTTTCTCTTTCAGGCAATGTCAATTTAAGAATTAGCTTCTTTTTGAATGTGCTCAAATAGTGTGGTAAAGCTTTGGCAAGACTATTTTCTAATGCCTCTTTTTCAGGACTGTCGATAGGAATCTCAGGTTCAACAATTGGAATCAATCCACGGCTAGCAATATGACCAGCAAATCTAAATTGCTGTTCTAGTACAGGCCAAAGTCCATCTTGGCTTTTAATAATCGATCGCATCTTAGTACCAACAATATTGTGGGCCCTGGAATAATCGCACATACCATCAACATCAAAGGGTTTAAGCGTGCCGTCTTGTTCACATCCATTATCAATCTTTAAATATGGTGTGATTCCTTTTTTTCGTAGAATAGGAACTATACCACGCTCAACGGTGTCTTTATATAAGATAGCACCTGAAATAGCGTCAGATGTAAATGCTGGGCAAGCAAGCATACGCAAACGCATAGCATGAACTTTGTCCATCTTGTTTGATTCGGTATATTCTTGTCCGTAGCGTTCTAATACGCCGCCAGTCGAACCACCACTGTGATCCATCGCTGCAATGAATTTACTCATCATCTACCTCCGTCTCCCAATACCTACAGTAAAAATGTTTACCACATGCATCAACCTCTGCTTGTGGATAGCCTTGCTCTAACAACCAAGGGATTATACTTTCGTTCTTAGGCAAGTCCGCTGGTAACGGTTTAGGAAATCCATACTTCCATCCGCTGGGTGGATCACACATTAAGACTTTACTCATAACTTTTAATTCCATGCTTATCAATGTCGGCAAGAATCATTTGAATTGACTTCTTAACATCCTCAACATCATCCCCAACAATACTAATTGGTTCTATGGTCCAACCCGCGGCCCTATCACCCGGATAGTATTCGTGTACTGCAAGGCTTTCATCTTTGTGGCGCATTAGTTGATAGTGCCAGCTACTCATAGCTTTCTCCTGTCTCACGAAAAAAGTTTTCACTCCAAAAGGCTTTATCGTCAATCCAGATGTCGTAGTTTTCTTTTTCACCAACGCTTAGTTCATGATGCTTCGCACCCCATTCCACTAGTTGATTGTGTGTTAGTCTATAATAGTCTACACCACTTACACAACCACGTGCTGTCATATACTTAATTGTGTGTCCTGCATCATACAATGCATTTACTTTTGCAATACGCTCGGGCATTGGAATGTGGTTGGCATAATCTTTCTTACCACCACTATCGGGAATAATTACTTCCTTACATATAGTACCATCAATATCAATAACGTACTTCATTTCACGCGTGACCTACAGTTTCACGCTTAATATCGTTGTGGTTAAACTCGGCCCAATATAATTCAAACGCAACACCCGATTGGATACATTCAAATTGATGGTATACGCCTGGTGGCACTTTGTGATATTGACCTGGACCAATAATAGTTTCATCGACTAAATCATAAGAGTTTTGCCAAACAAGAACTTTCATAATACCCGATTCAACGTAAAAACCGTTCCATTTAAATTCGTGTAAATGCTTAGAGCATGTGCCGCCTTCGTTCATCTCAATACGATGAAACTCTAAAGCTCCGTTTGCTTCTAAGAGTTCTGTTTGTCCCCATACTTTACCAGCTATCATTTGTGTTCTCCTCATTGCGATTGCGTTGTGATTGCAATAACATTTCATAGTTATAAAACAACTGTTCAAACTTCCATTGATATACTTGCTGTATACCAATTAAAGCATTCATAAGCTCATCTTCTGTCGGTACACGTTCACCATCACCTATTTGCTTAAATACTGTTTCCAAATCATTACAAACACTCCAACAATCCATTATCATTGGCTCAAGATCGTGTAATCTCATTTTACCATCATTCATTTTAACATACCCTTAAACATATCTTTTCGGCCTTCAATGCCAAGTTGAGCATCAAAAATATCTTTGATACTAATAAGCATCATTGAAGCCAACATTAGTATTTCTTCGCGGTTGTCACACATAAGAATTGCTTCATCAATAGGACGATTTAATTCCATCATCTTATTTTTTACATTAGGTTCATTCATTTTTATATCTATCATCCATGTTATTATGACCATCAGCAATGTGTTGCATCAATATGATAAGTTGGGTACATGCATGTGCTAGATGAGTATTTCCAGATTCAGGATCTAAATCTTCATTGTTATTCCAAGAGGTGAGGTGGCGTTGTATAGATGAGTACGTACGAGACCAGCTAGTGGTTGCACCGTCATCACGCCAGTTATTACGACCGTACTTATTAGCGCCAAAGCCAAGTACTTCTGCAATTGCATTGAGTTGATCAGATGGGATTAGATCTAATTGTGGTTTACCAGTATCATATTTCATAAGCTGTCCTCTTGAGTTTTAACAATTATACCATTACCCAAGTTAATTGTACACCCACAAATACTAGTGTTGTCGCTTATAGCACGTAAAATATCATCGGTAGAAATGTAATCTAAAACATCGTATTTTATAATATCATTTTCTGCTAGATGCTGTTTCCAATTTCTGTCTACAAATTTCCAAGTAACTATATGCTCTATGATGCCTTTACATAATTTGTCATAGATGTATTTTGAAATATGTATTTGTTGTTTTGCATTCACATGCTTAAAATCGCAATTGCCAAAAAAGTTATGTGTCGTATCGTACTCAAAGCCTTCATATAGAACATGGCCATTATTTAAAGAGGCTTGATGATATTCAGGGAATTCAAAATCCCATTGTCTAGTTGCTGAGTGAAAATCTCGTTTGTCCTTTTCAACTTTAACATCGCGTTGCCGAATAAATTCTGCCGAAACTTTTCCATTATATATCATTTATGAATTCCTATACACATATTCTAAAGCCCGATCTGCTTCAACTGTTAAAGGCCTATTCTCATACCAATTGCCGTGCTCGGCATCAAATTCACGACATAGCTGTGCAATTTCATTTGATGTTATTGGATATTGACGTCTAATAGCACTCGATGATATTGCAACCATCATCTGATACATCTTTGAGTACCAACCAGTATTAGATATGATTACATATTCTGCAGCTAGCTTACGTGGCCAGAACGGGCAATTTCGGTAACTACTCCAACTTACAGACGTATTATCTAACTTACTTTTACGATATTCAATTACCTGCTTCTGTAATTCTTCGGGCAATCTATCTAAGAAATTGTTTGAATGCTGTCTATCATTATACGGATGCTTGGCGATAAGAGATGCCACGTCAATAGAATCACCACCCACATCAAAATAAAAGTTGTTAGCACCGTCATATAATGCTGGAATGTAGTACATTCGACTAAGGTCTTTAGTTTGCTTATCTCCCATTTCCCCAAGTTCGGTGTTAAGGGCATACCAAAATTGTCTGATTCTTTCAGATTCAATGTCTTCATCAAGTCTGAAGACGAGTCTAAACTTCGGTTGATCTTTTGTAGAACTAGCAGTTGAATAACAGATATAACCCCAGTTAGGGATAGCGCGAGCCAAAGCATCTTTTAATTCTCCTTCAAATTTCCAATCATCAACGTCAACAGCACACCAGCCTGACCAAGATAAAACATTCTTGTTGGCTCGTGTAGTTCCATCTTTATAATGAGCCGGTGAAATAAGTTCAGCATCTCGTTTACTACCTTTTGGTTGTTTAGACAAATCACATAATAGCCCTGAAAACTGTTGCCAGTTATCAAGATCCATTGTGCGATGAGTTTTGTTATCAAATTGGCTTTTAAATAATGTTAGGGATATTGCCATGATTTCCCTCATGTGTTGGGGCTTTCCAACCCTCAGGCTTTAATAGATCTGGTAGGCCAAATGGGTTTGGACGGCCTTCTTTAATTCCTGGCGATTTAGTCATATTAGCTTCGTAGACTTTATCCCATGCTTTATTGGCATCAACACCTAATACATCTAATGTACCAATTGCAAAAACACATAGGTCAATAAGACCATCAACGATCTCTTCAGGGTCTTCTTCCTTGGCCGCAATAAATGTTTCATCAAGTTCTTCTTGACACATAGCAATGCGAAAATCAAGATACTTTTTCATAAGCTCTTTATCGTGCTTATTTTCTTCAAACCACTTGTGCACACCAAATTTGTTGTGCATCATGTAGATGTCATTAGCCCAGTCGCTCATAATATATTCCTTATCCGAAAAATTCATCTAGTGTTCCGCTGTTATCATAGTTGATAAACCAGCCTGTAGCATCGATCACAGATTTTAGTGGATCGATAAAGGTTTTTTCAAACTGAATATCATAGTTTATATACTTATGTAAATTCAGTTCATCTGGTAGGTAATCAGGAAAGGCAATAACATTCTCATGTATTGTATTTGGAGTTCGTAAGTAGCAAAACTTAACCTTCTCCCCATCACTGATTTTAGTATATTTTTGTGCAAGTCCTAATTTATCTATAAGGCCATTATACAACAAAGCCCCACGGATGTGAATAGGCGTTCCACCTTTATATGACTTTTTACTACCTTTATCTTTGTTAGTCCATTTACCCATAGTACTATCACCAAACCCTACTCCACGAGGAAATGATATTTGTTCTGGTGATAAGGTTCTAAATGTGTTATAGAAGTCCGCAATAAAATCTTGTGTAAGTTTCTCATCACCTCGAATAATAATCTTAAATACCTCACGAAACTTTTCACGTACGACCTCAGGAGTTGAAGACTTAATTGCTTCAATTCCCATAATCTTTAACTTAGGCTCAGCATATTGTACACCTTCGTTATTATGCACGTTAAGAATATATCTTTTCTTTGCTGTCCATATGCCTTTGTCAGAGATGCCTTCACGTTCCATGACCATACGATTTTTATATGCATTCATACGTGTGGAAAGTTTATCGTACGCGACATTAAGGTTGTCTTGAAAATGCTCACCGCATATCTTATCAAGAAACTTAACTGGATCCTTAGGTGCGAATTTTTTTACAAGCGGGCCGAAGTTAACATAAAGTGAATCTGTATCCATAGCGATAACATAGTCAACCTTTTCGGTGCCCATAATCTTATTCATCTCAGTATTAACACAACGCTCAGACCATTTGATTGCCAGCTGTCCTGACAAAGTAATACCTTCTGCCATGCGCATATCAAAATAACGGAACCATCTGTTACCAAGGGCTCCATATAGAGAGTTAAGCAAAATCTTAATTGCCATTTGGCGATTGTTTAATTGGTTAATTTGCTTCTCAAGGTCTTCAGTTTTATTGAGTTGGTATGCACGCTCTACGTCAAGCATCTCTCCTTTGATTTCTTTTCGTTCGGCATAATAACTCTCAATGATACTAGGAATAATGCCTTGAAAATCTTTACGGTAAGAAGATCCGTTAGCTGCAATAGCAATATCTTTACCAGCAGTATCGGCATCATTGTCCATATAATGATCAACACCATGCCGGTAAGCTCCGTTTAGTAGTGTCTCGGGTGACATGTTATATTGTACAATTAGATTAGGATATAGTGAATTAAGATCGAAAGATACTACCCAATCATGCATGCCAACATGTGGCTCTTTTACATAACCACCTGGATATGGATCCTTTGTCTTAGTCTCATTAGGAAGCAGAGCAATACGTTTCTTGTTTAGCTCACGATATATAATTGCATCCCATATGGCAGTGGTACCAAATGTATCGCTTATGTTTACACCTGCTTTGTATGCCATAGTCTGGCATAATTCAATAAGACCCATCTTGTCATCAATACGCTGAACAAGCTGAACATCTTTAATATTATAATCAATAAACTTCTGATGATCTTTCTCGTACAAAGTAAATAAGCTGCCGTGCTCTTCATAGGATAGTTTTTTCTCATTAAGAACAGTATAAGCAATTTGGTCTAGCTTATATGATTCTTGTGGACCATATGAATATCCAAACTTTTTGAACAACTCGAGATAATCAGCTTGTTGGATACCAAGGATCTCATAGCCGTGTTGAACCTGAGATCCTTTCATACCGCGAGAAGTATCAAATGCATTTAATATTCCCCAAGGAGAAAGCTTATTGGCGGCCGCTTCGGTGCCAACACGTTTAATACGATTAATAAGATACGGAATATCAAAGTAACGAATATTCCATCCAGTTAAAATATCTGGTCTGTTTTCACACCAATATTTGTGGAAGGATGCAAGTAGTGCGGCTTCGCTATCAAACTTGCGATACTGAATTAGATCAGTTCCCATATCAAGTTGCGTTTTGCTATAATCATATTCACCTAAACCCCACACTTCATAGACAGAAGACTTAGAAGATTTAAGTGCTATAGAAATGATAGGATGAAAAGCTTCATCCGGCTTTGGAAATCCTTGATCGGATGCAACTTCTATATCAAAGTTTACTACGTTTACATCACTAGGTTTAAAATCTATTTTATTTGGAAATTGTTGAGCAATATATTGTGCAGCATAATTGGTATTGCCATATATTTTAAACTCATTCAGATCTTTATACTTAGCTAAGAAATCTTTAGCCTCGCGCATATCATCAAAGTTGATTGGTTCGACTCGCGTGCCATCCATAGCAATCCAGTCAGTCTGAGGTTTTTGGCTTTTTAAAAATAATTGTGGTTTAAATTTGATCTTCTTTTCAATACGTACACCGCTGTCATTATAACCGCAGTACATAAGTTGGTTGCCATATCGTTGGACAGATGTGTAAAACGCCAAGTGTATTCCTCCATGATTAGAAACATTATACCATATGGTGCGTCATAAGTACACTACGAATTATTATTTTTAAGATGTTGTGTATAGTTCTCGAAACCAAGGCCCATTTTGATAAAGTTATTTTTACTGCGTGATATGGGACATGGAAGAAACGCTTCAAGGTCTACGTACGCAAGGGTCCAAGGCATTGCATCAGCACTCAATCTTTTACCCTGATTGATAACAAAATTGTCTGGCTGAAAGTCATCAAACGCAAATCTTCTTTTTGTTTGACCATCTAAATGAGTAAGTAATACTTTGTTGTCCTTTTTATTGATAACTATATCATTCCAAATTTGATCTGATATATGCGAGTTGTTTGCTATGTCAACAGTATTAAGTTGTCTACCGAAAAGAAATTCTATTTTATTTAAAATCGTGTTATCATCAATCCTCTCAAAATCAAACCTTGGAATACGGGTACTTCCAAAAAAATAGTTATTGTCCTCACATACAGATTTCAAGTGGGTGAGCGCATTATAATGGAAGTCACATAAACTACCCCCGCCTTCCATATGTAGTTCAGGGTCGTATTTGGACAATTTAGTAATCATCATTTGAGTTTTTTGAAATTCTTTTTGATGTATTTCTGTATCAGTTATATGCATGCTTTACCATCATCATTAAAATATTATATATTATTATTAAAAAAGTGAAAATAAGTGTGTACAAGACTTCTCAAATGTATTATTCTAATTATAGAAACAAACACTGAGGATTACTTAAATGGCTACTACTTACTCACTTTATGAAGTTACAAAGTTTGATGCTCAAGCTATCGCAGAGATGCGTATTTATGGAATGGATCCTACCGCGCCAAAAGTATTATGCAAATATGACGGTGCATATAATGCTTGGAGTGCAGCCCGTAAGTTAACTCGTATACACAAAGAAGTTTGTGATGAGTTTGGTAAAGAAACATATAAGCGCTATGGCGTTTCAAGAAGCTTGGATATTTCAATATGAATGATGTTAATGTAAGAGTCACTATGAAGGGTGGCATGAAACGAGGTGTCATGGTATCCAATACATTTCGTATGGATCAGGATGAGGCTAATAGGTTTGTCCTAGGTATACAAGATTTGCCGCATATCGCTAAAATTGATATGATTGATATTGGTGCAATACACGGCATGAGTGCCGAAAAAAGCACAGAGTTCGTAAAAATGTTAGGAGGTTTATAGAGAAGTTGAATACCTATAATAAAGTAAAAGAGCGCCGTTGAGCGCTCTTTTTTTATTTAACTAAAATGTCTTTCTAACATTTCAATTCTATCGGTAGCCATTGCCATTTTGTCAAGTTCTTCTTGGATAGCTTCGACAATATCGCTATGCTCACCAATGCCAACACTGTTTTTCATATAAACCATAATGTTAGTTTTGGCACGTTCTAGTTCGCCTTCGGCGTGCATGCGTGCAGCCTTTACAAGTTGTTCTTTCATAATATCTCCAAGTAGTTAAAGAGGGCCATTACAGCCCTCTAGTATTAACTTATTTACTACGTAATTGCTCGACTTGTGTCTTGCAATATTTCGCTTCCTCGTGGAAACCCAATCTTCCGAGTTCCGCTGCCGCTCTCGTATAACCAATCACTTGGAAATGCCGATCTAGCGAAGACCACAACCCCGACAATGGCGAGAAGGTATAAGACATTATTGCACTTGTCATTAAACCCACCCCTTAATGTTAGAGTTTGGCTCTACCTTCGTTGAAATTTTATCTGAATAATCAGACATAGATTTCGAGTTTGCAATGGTGTAAATATCACCACGGCAAATACCTATATCTTTTAATTCAGCATTACTTAGCCTATCCAATTCTTTAATAGTTTCTGTAACTTTTATTGAATATAGATATGAACTACGTAAACTTCCCAAAAAATTTATTACGAATTTAAAGAGTTGTGCGAGCTGTATGATTCCCGTTCTGGGCATCGTTAGTATTTGTGTCATTTGTATTCCTCGTTTGACCAATATTGATTTTACGAGGACGCTGATCTTCTGGGAGTTCATACTTCAATTCAATCGCAAGTATGCCATCCTGAATGTCTGCTCCATGCACGATAACGTGCTCGGACAGCCGAAAGGTTCGCTTAAATTTCTTTGTAGAAATGCCACGATGGATAAAATCTCTCCCTTTCGATATATGCTCACCAATCACAGTTAAGGTACGATCCTTAACTTCCACATTAATTTCATCCTGAGAAAACCCAGCAATAGCCAACTCAATGAGATAATCATCATCGCTGGTTTTAATAATATTATGTGGAGGGTAATGGTCATTTGAATGTTTAGCCGTATATTCTAGCTCTTGAAACAAATGGTCGAATCCAACAAAGGATGCGCGTGGGAATAGTGAGTTTACGTTAATGCCTGTCATGTTTATCTCCTTAAGCAAGCAAGATTTAATGTAGTCGGAATATTCCGCACTACGATAATATATATACGACTTAGCTAAATAGGAGCTATACTTTTTATGCATAGCTCCTATTTTTTTATTTATTTCCGATATTATATTTCGGACATAGTTCCCATTGGTTTTTTTCTTTGAATGGGATAATTTTAATTTGTCGTAAAGGAGCTAAAGGTTTTGCCGACTCTTTATTCACAATTTCTATTAATCCCCAATCAGACATTAATACCGAGATCGTGTTACGCCTTCCAATATCATTTTCCTCAAGGTTTGCTTTCTTACCATCTAACAGAAATAACTCCTTAAAATGGACAATGAAATACCTACCTTGTTTATGCAATATGTGGCAAGACTGGAATAGCTTTTTTTCTTTACGAGATGCCACACCAATACGTGTGAGAGTCTCTCTAACCTTTAGAAAATCGTCTGGCTCTCTTAGTGTTACTTCCAGCATAAGATCTGGAACCCACTCTATAATTTTATTTTCTTCCACCTGTATTAACCTTCTTCTTTAACCCATCGATTTGATGCGGTGACAGAAGAGATAATACTTGGCGGGCTTTTTCATTACTGTAGCCATAGTATAATTTAATCACTTCAATATCACTCTCAATTTGAGGTTTTAACCATTTAGAGAAACGTTTACGTTTCCTAATCATATTTATAAGAAAGTCAAATTGGAGTTTATTATCAGTGTTATGATAACGATTCATTTCATTAGCAACAATAACAGTATCTTGAAAATACGATAAGCCACGATTTACCATAAAAGAATTATATTTCTTTTCAGTAATGTCGTCGACTATAATATTTTTCTTAGTGTCATTAATAGCATTTAAATAATCAAATGGTGACATTACTAATCCTTTCTATAAGTTCAAATGTATGATCAGGGCTAGAAACGTGCCATGCTTTATCCAAAGGTCTACTAGCATCTGTCATAGCACATACAAATGGATAATCGTTTTCGCCTTCGAGACAATGATCACCAAAGAATATAATTTCATTATACTCTGTTGATAGCTTTCTGTACACCTGGGATTTATCTTTATCTAGCATAGTAATATCTAGGCCTGTTGAACCTGCTACTGCAGACTTATAATCAAACACACTAAACCTATCATTGAACAATCTAGATATGTGTTCGCGTTCAGAATTCATATTATCAAACTTGATATACTCAGCACGTTGATCGTTATTAGCATTGCGACCTAATACAGAGAAGTTTATTAGGCCTGATCTAATTTCCACATGGTTTCCAGTTTTAATAGCAAAATCACTACGATGCACCACATAATTAAACCAGTCTAACATCTCTTCAGATATTAGTATATTATTAGAGTAGACACGTTCTCCTTTGACCCAGAGCTCGTTACCACTACACTGGTAGCTCCCGTGGCAATCATTCTGTAAACCGTGTAGTTGTTCATCAGTTTTTTCATAGTCAGAACCAGTCACAATATAAACATCATGGCCCATCATAAACTGATATAGTATGTTAGCACGATCTTCATCAAGTTTTTGTCTAGCTGGCATAAGTGTACCATCTACGTCAAAAACATATGCTACTTTTCTTTTACTCGACTCCGCCATCTGAACCCAACCAATCTATTTCTTTAACTCTACTTGTAATCTGCTCAAGCGTGAGGTCCGTACTAGCACCAAGTTGAATATCGTGATGCTTATAATATAATTGTGGATAAGTTTTGTGCCCATCGGGCAAAGGTTGATTGTTTATCTTAGTGTATTTTATGCCCCAATCATCAAGCTTCTCTTCAAGAAAATGACAATAGACACAATTATCTTTTGTAAATAATGTTAGCATTAGTTAAATTCTACGTTGGCCATAATTTCTGTCATACAAGCTACGACGTTTAATTCATGGTCTGCCACAAAGGCGTTCTTATACTGATAGTCAGCAAGTATCAATACAACTTGAGGAATAGAATGTGGTGCAACCAACTCATTCATAGAGTCATACACATTACGGAATATAGAAGTAGCATCAACATCCATATGGTTTGCAACCCATGCACGCATCTTTTTAAAGTCTTTGGTCTTTAGATGCGTTACTAAATCAGTAATACTAACAGAAGCACTCACGTCATCAATGGTCATTCCATTAATACTGCGACGTTGGGCTTCATTTAAAACTCTTCGCCAATCTGGAGCATGCTTCATTACAAGATCCGCTGCGGCTTTCTCGTTAGCTTCAATGCCTTCAGCCTTAAGGACATATAACAAATGCTCGTGAAAGAATGCAGCTAAGCGCGGCATATCTTTCTTAGTAGTATTAAATTCATATACACCACACCGAGAATGTAACGGTTCAATAATACGATTCTTAAAGTTACATGTAAGAATGAACCGACAATTATTACTAAACTCTTCAATAAACCCACGTAATGCTGGTTGTGTTGATTGTGGGTTAAGATAATCAGCTTCATCGAGTATGACAACTTTATAGCCACCTTGCAGAGAAACTGTTGATGCAAACTGCTTGATCTTAGTACGAAGAGTATCGATATTACCTTCTTCAGAACCGTTGATCATAATATAATCTAGACTAAGCTCTTTGCATAAAGCTTTAGCTACCGTTGTTTTTCCAGTACCGGCAGTACCGGTGAAAAGCATATTGGGCAATTCACCGGTAGTAACCATGGCATTGAAAGTATCCTTAAGAGATTTAGGTAAAATCACTTCAGATATTGTAGTGGGACGATATTTCTCGACCCAAAGATATTCATTAGACATAGCTTAAACCCTCATTATATAAAGTAGATAGTATCACGTATGGGCAGGATAGTAAACTATTAGTCTTGGTTTTGTGCCTGCTCCTGCTGATAATTTTCAGCCATTTGGATAAGACTTACACATTGATCACGAAGTTGTCCGATGGTAGAAAGCTCTTCACCTTTAAATGCACCGCGCTGAGTCATAGTATCAATAACAGCAATCATACTACGTGCTGCGCGATTTGACGTTTCATAAATTTGTGCATTTGGATCTGTTGCATCTTCAGCTTCAGTTTTAGTTTCTTTTTTATCTACCATAATTTAGGCTCCGATATAAGTTGATGTTTTTTCAAGTGCAATCCAGTACTGGATACCTGATTCTTTGTTAACAAAGTGCGAAATAAGTTTCGACGATATACTAACATCATAATCACCAGGAACCATCTTTAGATTGCTGATATTTATAATGAAATTAAACTCTTCTGCAGAAAATTCTCCGTCGAGATCAACAGAAAAGTTATTAGATGTGGCGTTTTGGCTATCAACAACGGACATTGAAAGCTTATTTGATTTGCCAGTAATAGAGAGTTCGGTGTGGCCAAGAGTTGACGCTGCACGCTTAATACGGTTTAGCGTATCATTATCTAACGTGAAGGTAACCTCAGAAGAAGGCATTACAACATCTTTCTTAGGAGTTGTAAGCATTTCAGGATCAGAGAAGAAGTATTTGATTCGTGAACTACATGTTGAGTCACTTACTACCACATAATCTTGTTCAAAAGATAATGTAGGTTCATCGACCAATGATATCACACCAAGAAACTCGTTAAGATCGTAAATACCAAATCCTTGTGGGAATTCATTATCAAGAGTTGCTGAAGACATAACGTTACGTGCCTCAGTCATAGTCTTGAGTTTATTGCCTTGTTCGATTACGATATTAGGATTAATACTAGCGTAATTCTTAAGGACAGAAATTGTTGACTCATTCAGTTCCATAATATACTCCGTTTGTGAATAGTACAATTATACCATATTTGTTTCTATTTGTACACTCTTGATTTTAGAAAAGTTTTTCTCTTTTACAAACTCAAGCTTTGACTTAAATTTACCATCGAGGATTTCTCCTTTGTGTGAGATAATAAAAGTATTAGTAGACTCATCTAGTGTATGTAAGATTTTAGTTAAGTTATCTACTCCGTCGTGGTCAAGGCTGGAATCAAATGTTTCATCTAAAACCAATAAGTTTGTAGCAACAGAGTTTTTCATCTTAGCAATCATCCGCCAAGTGAATAGTAATGCTAAATCTATTCGTTGTTTTTCTCCTTCTGAAAAGGAATCGTATGAGAACGAATCTCTATGTCTAGATCTTATAGTTTCTTTAAAGCCTTCGTCTAAATCAAAATGCACATAGAAATCTAGAATTTGTAAATACTTATTAACTAGATTATTAATAACTGGTATGTATTGTTTGATGATTTTAGTTTTAATACCTGTGTCCTTTAGCATTTCTGCCATGGCTGCATGATATGTATAATCTTCGTTTAGCACAGACTTCATATCAACCAGAACATTACGTTGATCCTGCATGGATGTTAGATCAATATTCGCTTGACCTAAATCACCACCACTAGACTGTAACCTATTAATATCAGCACCAAGCTGATTAATTTGAGTTTGTAACGTTACAATTTCTCTATTGTTACCGCTAATGTCAGACTGGTTCTTACGAATCTCTTCTGCAATTTTACCAGCAGCTTCGAGTAAATCACTAATCTCTCTTGATCTTTCTTCAAGAGCTAGACTTTGTTTCGATAAGGCACGCGCCTGTTCTTTAAGTGACGAGATCTTATTTTCTTTAAAGGTAGCTTCAATTTTCTGCGTGCATGTTGGGCACTCGTCATTTTCCGCATAGAATTTTGAGTGTTTAACAATATCTGTAATGGCGTGTGCGGTAGCAGCTTTATCGTGTAATATGACTTGCTTACCATCGTTGCCTTTTTTGAGCTGAGATCTGACCTCTTCGGCATTTGCTTCAACAAAGCTCTCCAAGTCTTTATTGCTATCGTGTAATCCCTCGATCTCTTTATTGATGGAGATAATACTATTTTTTTTCTCATTGATTTCCGTTTCATTGATTTGAGCAATATCACGAATATACTTAGTTTGAGTCTCAATCTTATTCTTGACTAAATCCAACTCATATGAATTGTCTTTTAGTTTGTCTTTGATATCGGCAGTCTTTTGCTTAACAAGCTTACCCATTTTAGAGAAGACATTAATATCTAGAAGGTCCTCGATAACCTCACGCCGGTTGCCTGAAGCGAGCTGCATAAAGGGAATAAAGGAACTGCTACCCAATACGACGATTTGGTGGAACGATTTATGATTTAACTTAATGATGTTCTGCTCAAGGACCTTCTGATATTCACTGGCATGAGCGTTTTCATTTAATATGACTCCGTTCTTCCAGATTTCAAAGATCGCCGGCTTTATGCCTCTAACGATCCTGTAATGTGCTGAACCACTACGGAACAACAATTCAACAATGCAATCTTTATTATTAATAGTATTAACTAATTGTGGCTTATTTATATTACGATGTGGCTTTCCGAACAAAGCAAATGATAAAGCATCTAGCAATGTAGACTTGCCAGCTCCGTTAGATCCCACGATAAGCGTAGATTTAGTTTTATTCAAATCAATTGTAGTGAATTCATTACCTGTAGATAAGAAATTCTTATACTTAACTTGTTCAAATACAATCATGCAATTTCCATAGCTTGAGCTTCAGTCAGCAAATTCCTCATGCTAATCTTTAGCCTGTCTTTATCCAAATCTGTTTCGACACTTTCCACATAAGAGTCAAGCAAAGTAGAAGTTTCTTCAACATCTATTTCACCATCCTCAACATTTTCGCCAGAAAACTCTTTAAAGTCTTCGGCAATTTTTAGTTCATGGATTGGCCTTGATTGGATTTTATCAACAAATTCGTCAAATGTAAACAAGTTAGATTTATTAAGCACAACTATTTTGACAAACTTATTATCTACTATACTAAAATCAAAGTTTGAATAATCTTCAGTAGTATCATCATATTTGATTCGGTGAAATATAGTCTTGTCGTTTGGAATAGCCGTTAGCTCACGGGATTCTGTATCTAGTACATGGAAATACTTTTGATCATGTGCATCTGACCAAGTAAATTCCATCTGAGATCCAAGATATGTTATATTGTCTTTCTTAGACTTGGTATGAAAATGGCCTGAATATACTTGTTCAAACCTTTCAAATATTCTATGATCCATACCACTATGTGATGGTACACCTTTAAGCACATCAAAGCCTTGTAGTTCTAAATGACCACCAAGAATATCAGCTTTACAGTTCTTAATAAAGTTTACACTGCTTTCGTAGTTTTCTTTATTAATCCATGGTACCAGTGCCATTTTAAGAGATCCGTACTCCATGACTGTTGGTTCCATCACTATATGTACTTCATTCATATAGTGGCCTAGTAATTCTTTTAGTGAATTCAAATCATTAGTATTTTTAAAGTATGTGTCGTGATTACCTGGAATAATATCCATAGTAATCTTGTTCTCTCTAAGTTTATCTAAAAACATAGATCGTGTACGATTAAGCACTTTAAAGTTAATGAATTTCCTTACATCATAGAAGTCACCAAGATGTACGATATGGCTAATGCCAGAGCGCAAGAGGTAAGGAAAAAAACAGTTCCCATAAAAATCCTCGGCATTATCAAGAAAAATATCAGAGCTGTTACGAACGCCTGCATGAGTGTCATTGATTATCGCAATCTTCATTCCAAGAATCCAGTTAAGTCTGAGTCGACCTTTTGGATTGGCTTCTTACGTTTCTTTTCTTTCTTAGCAAACACCTTAAGCTCAGAGTCGTATTCTTTTACTTTATCAATACGGTCTCTAAGAGTATCAACAAAATGTCCGGCTACTCCAGCAGCAGCGCTACCAGCTTCGACCACGACAAACATATCTATGCCCGATTGGGAGATATATTTCATCTTCACGTCTTGTTGTTTTTTCTCTTTAGCAATACGGCGGAGAAATGCATACCATGATATTTGAGTGAAATATGAGAACGCATTAGGTTTACCTGTACGTGTAGCAGCATCGATATTATAATTCTCAATAGCTTTAAGGCAATTCTCAACAGCATCCATTACCATTTCTTCACGGTATGTGTAACGAATAAAGTTTGACTTGTGTGAAAGGCCTTCGGCTATTTTAAGAAAACAAGTTGCTACGTAGTTTGTGACAACAGGTAGTTTAGTATTATTTTCTCTAGCTTCGTTTAGTGTTTTTACGTATTCAACAACAGCATTAGAGAAATCTCTATTGTTGACGTAATGGGGCTTGTCCTGTGGTTTCATAATACATTCCTTAACATTGTCTATATTATACCGTGTATGTGAATAGAAGTACACATAATTTTTTTTCGGTATTCTTACATTAGGGGTTTACAATATCGCAATACAGTGGTATAATTAAAGAGTTAGCTTGAGGGTGGATGGATACCCTAGTGTAATATTGGTTTTGTTCTAAATTTCAAAATCTTACCAAGCTCACCACTCTCGTCTCCCTCTAAAATATTGTCTACTTTCTTTTCCATAGAATCCATATGCTCTTTCATTTCTCTCCGCATTTTGTCTACAGATATATTACCATCTTCGGCATCTTCCATAAAAGTAGATAGTGCTTTAAAGTATTCTGATAACATGTCATCGTGTGGATGGGTTTCTCCTAAAATGTGTTGCGCGCTTAAAATTTGAAATGAATCTGATTCTAGTTGATACATCATAAAAGGTCTAAAAGAATAATATCTGTTTCCAGTTTCCATATTATCCATGCATACTAATTTTAAAGACTTTCTAATTACCAAAGCGTCATCTTCATCATGATATTCTACAACTTCGCATAAAAGCTCTTCGTTAGTCGTCAACTTGAAGTGTCTGATGTCCATGAATTGGTACCTCAATTAATTTAAATTTAAACTTCTCTTTTTTATATATCTTCACTCTTTCTATCGAGTGGAGCATCGCATAGTTTTGGTGGCCTTTGTAGTGGAGGTCGTCCGATATATCATACAAGGTAGTAACTTGTCCATTATCAGATTTTCTGAGTCCTCTGCCGATAGACTGAAGAACTTTGATTTGGGACTTAGAAGGTGATGCAAAAATAATATTATGCAAGTTGCGAATATTAATTCCAGTGCTAAAAGTCCCAAGAGAAGCAACGATAATAGCATCTTTTTCACCCTCCGTAATTTTTCTAATCGATTCACGATCTGACGTTTCAACTTCACCTGATACGTAAAATACTTGCCTATTATCACCAGCTTTATCTTTAATCAATTCATATAATGGTTTACCATGCTTTTCAACGAAATTAAATAACACCAGAGTGTTACCTTTTTGATCAACTGCTAAGTTACGGATAAAGTTGTTTCTAGCCTTATTATCCACTATCCAAGCAATCTCATCCTGATAACTTTGTTTTCCGAATGCCTTTCTAATGCTTTCATCATACTTCAATACTAATATATTTATATCAAGATCTGCTAATGTATTATTATCTTGTAGCTTCCTGGTTGTTGTAACCCTATGTATTTTACCAAACAGTCCCTGTAGGACAAGGTGGTGGACCTGGGCATTGTCCAGGGTGCCAGTTGTACCATATCTATACTTTGCGTTCACGCACTTAGTCATAATCTCAGTAAGAGATTTAGATTTAAATCCGTGGCATTCATCTCCAATAACTATACCAAACTGTTCATACCATTCTACATCTAGTTTGTAAATAGACTGCCATGTTGAAATAACGATAGAGGCTTGTATATTATCTTTATCTCTTCCACTATAAATTCTATGACATTCTTTTTCTACATCTAACCCGTAGTTCTTAAAGTCATCATACATTTGTTCTACAAGAGATGTTGTAGGAACAATAATCAATGCCTTCATTGGATATCTATCGTCATTAAGCATAGCATGATAATACTGTGTCAATACATAAATGATAAGAGACTTACCAGAACCAGTAGGGCTTAACAACACACAGCGATTGATATCTAAAGCCTTTGCTATAGCATCAAATTGATAGTCACGAACTTCAATAGACTGTCCGTTATTTTGCAGGTTAAGAGACTTTATAAATTCGTTAAGATCTTTTGGTTTAATTTTATCAGTATCTAGTAAAGATCCAAATTCATTTGATTCGGTTTCTATGGTGTAGTTATTACGCTTGCAAAATTCAACAACAAACGGATATAGGCCAGCCGGTAACTCACGTGTCTGTAGATTAAAGAGGCGGATTTTACCATCCCACA